GAGAATAAAGAATGGGTATGGGATAACGGAATACTGAAAAGTATAGAAGTTGAACAATATAAAGAAGAGATTGAAAAGACTAAACGCAAAGAACTTGCAGAAGTTAAAGCAAATATCTTCAAGGATTTTATATCTAAATTCTAAAACCTACGCAGCTTTTAAGGAAGCGCATGGTTTAAGATGGTAAGATGTATAAATAATAGCAATAATAAGAATTAATTAATTTTTAAATATTAAGGAGAGACCTTATGTCTGAAACCGAAGTACAAAAAGAGTTAGACGAAGTGGTTAATGCTGCTAATAAAGATGCAGTTGCCGCTGAACCTACTCACCTTAAAAACGACGGCGAAGATTTGGGCAAGGCAGTGGTTAAACCTACTGACCCTGATGGCCAAACCGCTGTTAAAAAGGTATCTAAAGTATCGGACCAGGTTAATAAAGATGCGAAAGACGGTTCATTACCAAATGACCAAAAACCATCTGACATGAAGGAAGAAGAAGTAGAAGTAAAAGACGGTGTGGAAACTGTTGCTGAAACTACTACTGAAACTGAAATGGATATTGACCTATCTGATGACGTTAAGGCATTAGTTTCAACAGACGCTGACTTATCTGAGGAATTCAAAGAGAAGGCTGCAACTATTTTTGAAACTGCTGTTAAGACAAGAATACAAGAACAGGTTAAAGTGTTAGAGTCTCAGTATGAAGAAAAACTTTCAAAAGAAACTGAAACAATAAAAGAAGCTATGGTCGAGAAAGTAGACTCATATCTAAACTATGTTGTTGAAGAATGGATGAAAGAAAATGAATTGGCAGTAGAAAGAGGTATTCGTACCGAGATTGCTGAAGATTTCATATCTGGACTAAAATCTTTATTCAAAGAACATTACATTGATGTTCCAGAAGAAAAGTATAACGTGCTAGAAGACTTAACAAATCAATCAAAAGATTTAGAAACTAAACTTAACGAACAGATTGAGAAGAACGTAAATCTTTCAAAAGAAGTTTCTGAGTTCCATAAGACACAGGCTATCGTTGAAGTGACTGCTGATTTAGCAGAAACAGAAAAAGAAAAGTTTGTATCTATGGCTGAGAATGTTGAGTACGATAGTGCTGAGAAATTTAGAGAAAAGTTAGAGACTATTAAAGAGTCTTACTTCCCTAAAACGAAAGCAGAGATAACAGAAAATGATTCTGTTGATTCTGTGGCGGCAAACGAACCAGCTGATTTTAATGCTGGCAAGTCCGATGCTATGGCTGCATATACAGCCGCAATAACCAAAAACGTTAAGGTGTCAAGATAATCTTAATGTTTTTAACAAATGTAAATAATAACAAGGAGAGATAAATGTATCTTACTGAAAACTTACAGGAAAAGTGGCAGCCAGTCCTAGAACATCCAGATTTGCCAAAAATCGAAGATGCTTATAAAAGAGCTGTAACTACTGTGATTTTAGAAAACCAAGAGAAATCAGTTAGGGAAGACCGAAGCTTTATGGCTGAGGCTGCACCAACAAACGCAACTGGTTCTTCTGTTGATAACTTTGATCCAGTTTTAATATCACTAGTTAGACGTGCTATGCCTAATCTTATCGCTTACGATATTTGTGGTGTACAACCAATGACTGGTCCAACAGGCTTAATCTTCGCTATGAAATCAAGATTTGGTTCACAGGCTGGTGCAGAAGCACTATTCAACGAAGCAGATTCAGACTTCTCAAGTAGAGATGCCGCTGGAGGTTCAGGTTCCCCTGACGCTCAGGCTGGTACTAACCCTGCAACATTAAACGATTCACCTTCTGCTGGAACTTACACAACTGGTTCTGGTTTCACAACTGCTCAGGCAGAAACATTAGGTGATGGCACAGATGAGTTTGCTGAAATGGCATTCTCAATCGACAAAGTAACTGTTACTGCTAAATCACGTGCTCTAAAAGCAGAATACACAATGGAACTTGCACAAGACTTAAAAGCAATCCATGGTTTAGACGCAGAGACAGAACTTGCAAACATCCTTTCAAGTGAAATTCTTGCTGAGATTAACCGTGAAGTAGTTAGAACTATTTACGGTCACGCAAAAGCAGGTGCTCAAGTGAACACAACTACTGCTGGTATCTTCGATTTAGATACTGACTCAAACGGTAGATGGTCAGTTGAGAAATTCAAAGGATTATTATATCAACTAGAGAGAGACGCTAACGCTATCGGTCAACAAACTCGTAGAGGTAAAGGGAACATCATTATTTGTTCTGCTGATGTTGCTTCTGCATTACAAATGGCTGGTGTTTTAGATTACGCTCCTGCGTTAAACTCTAACTTAAATGTTGATGACACAGGTAATACTTTTGCTGGTGTTCTTAATGGTAAGTTTAAAGTGTATGTAGACCCATATGCTGCTAACGTATCTGCAAGTCAGTACTATGTAATTGGTTACAAAGGAACTTCACCTTACGATTCTGGTCTGTTCTATTGCCCATACGTTCCATTACAAATGGTTCGTGCAGTTGGTCAAGACAGTTTCCAACCAAAAATTGGATTTAAAACTAGATACGGAATGGTTCAAAATCCTTTTGCTACATCAAACGGAACTGGTGCACTTGATAACTCAGGCGCAGTTGCTGCTGGTGAACAAAACCTATACTACAGAAGAGTTAAAGTTACAAACATCATGTAATTTCGATTCATCTCGATATATAGAAAAGGGCGTTTCGGCGCCCTTTTTTTTTGGTCTATTTTGTATAGATTTTTTTATACAAAACATGTACATTGGTCTAGCTGCTTGACTTTGACATACTGATATGATATAAATAGTATTAGAAACAAATTTCATAATAAATTTGTAGCACACAGGCCGTTCGGTCGGGAGTACAATGATGAAGAAATTTCTTATCAATGTACGATATCTAATTGCTCCACTATTAATACTTGCAACGTTATTCGGTGTATTAGCAGGTGGGCCTTGGGTATGGACAGGAGTATTCTTGTTAGGTGCAGGTATCATAATTGATACTTTATACACCAAACAAACTATGGGTGCTGGATTTGATGAAGAAGGTGATACATTAGGTATACCATGGTTGCAAAATTCAGTCATGTATTTAATGTTACCTGTATTCATAGCACTACAATGTGTACTTGCATATCAAATATATAATGGTATGGCAGGTTCTGAACTCTTAGGTGCAGTTGTGTCGTCTGGTATATTTGCTGGTATAGGAATTATCTACGGACATGAACTTGCACACACTAAAGGATTTAGTTTTATTATTGCTCGTTGG